AACAAAATGAATATTTTCATACTTTATTAAGAAATGAACCAGAAAATTTTCTTTTTGAAATATTAGAAGATAATATTGATATTCAGGATTTAGATAATAAAGAAAGAGAATATATCTCTTTATACAATACTTATAAAGGTAAAGGATTTAATAAATCTCCTGGTGGTACAGGAGGATGGTATTATATTAATCAATATTTTCAAGAGCATCCTCAAGAAAAAGAAATTAGTATTCAAAGAATGTTAGATGGTGCTAAAAAATGGAGAAAAGATAATCCAGAAAAAAGTTATTAGATTAATATAAAAAATTTAGAAAAAGCTAATGAGTATTGGAAAACTCATCCAGAAGAAAATCAAAAGAGAAGAGAAAAAATTATTGCCAGTAGAAGTAAATAGGTAATGTGTATTAATACTGGTATTATTTATCCAAGCGCCGCAGAAGCAGGAAGACAATTACATATTGATCCTTCTTAGATTTTAAAAGTTTGTAAAGAGCAAAGAAAATCAGCCGGTAAAGATAAAAATAATAATAAATTATATTGGAAAGAGATTAAAAAAGATGAATGATAATATTATATTTATAGAAATCCCATGTAAATGTCCTATATGCGGCGAACCTACTTTAATTAAAGATGATTTTCTTTATTGTAGTAATCCAAATTGTGAAGGTAAATTTATTAATAGACTTGATCATTTTGTAGGTAAAAAAGGTCTTGATATTAAAGGTTTATCAAAAGCAACTCTTGGAAAACTTCTTGATTGGGGTTGGGTAAATAACCTGCACGACTTATTCACTCTAGAACTTTATAGAGATGAATGGATAAAAAAAGAAGGCTTTGGTTAGAAATCAGTTGATAAAATTCTTATGGCAATTCAAGATGGACGAGATTGTGAGTTATGGCAGTTTATTTCTAGTTTAAGTATTCCATTAATTGGTAGCACATATGCAAAAGAAATGTGTAAACATGAAATTGATTGGCATAATATTCGTGAAGATATTGAAGGTAATTTTGATTTCACTGAATGGGATGGTTTTGGTTATGAAATGAATAAATCCTTACATTCATTTGATTATACCGAAGCAGATGAACTAATTGATAATGTTTTGTATATTAAAAATTCATTATTTAATCAGCAAATTAAAGAAACTGAATTAACTGGTAAAACATTTTGTATTACTGGTAAATTAGTATCTTTTAAAAATAGAGATGAAGCAAAGCAAAAGATTGAGGCTGCTGGTGGTAAAGTTGTAGATAGTGTAAGTAAAAAAACTGACTATTTGGTTAATAATGATATAAATAGTACAAGTAGTAAAAATCAAAAGGCTAAATCGCTTAATATACCTATTATAACAGAAACCCAATTGCTAGATATGCTTTGACTTTCATAAAAAAAAATTATATAATATATTCGTAAATAAGGATGAAAGAAAATTTATGAAAAAGAAAGAACTAAAAAACCTAGCCAAAAAGATCGCAGATTGTGAGTATATTATTTAGAATAGTAAAGATGAATATGAAGTGACATAGGCTCAAAATGAGATTATGCGACTTTCTGGTGCGGTTCATAGTTTTGAAGACCTTGACCTGATTGATACCCTGGTTCAAGAGTTATTGGCGAAAAAAACTTGAATAATAAAAAATTTTTTCGTAAAATATTTACAACAATTAAAAATTAAAGGAGATTATTATCATGGCAATGAAAGAAAATAGTAAAAATGTATTAAATTATCTTAAGAATATTAATGGCGCAGATGTTACATCTGAAGATGTCGCTAATGCTCTCGGCCTTGCAAAGCGTCAGGTTGATGGTATTTTCACAAGTGCTATTCAGCGCAAGGGCTATGGTGTCCGTGTTCCTGCTGAGATCGAACTTGAAGATGGCTCTCACAAGGCTGTAAAGTTCCTTAAGCTCACAGAGACTGGCATGGCTCTCGACCCCGATGCTGACGAGGAATAATTCTAATATAATTTATTAATTAGGAGATAAGAGAGTAATTAAATATTACTCTCTTATTTTTTTACATAATTATATGACACTAACAATATTATCAACTATAATTGGTATTATTGTTACTTGTATAGTTTGTTATTTTATTCCAAAAGGCAAAATACAACAATCTAACGAACAATTACAAAAAGAAAAATAGCAATTATAGTTAGACATAAAAGACGCTGAAAAAGAACTCACAACCCTATGTCACAAATTTGAAGAAGAATAGCAGCGTTAGCAAATACAGGCGCGTGATGACTTACGCAAATGGGAAGAAGAACAAAGTCGTAAAAATCTTTCATTCTTAAAAGCAGAAATGCAATTAAAAGAGAATATAGCTAGTTTAGAAGGATAGTTAGAAGAAAAAAAGAAATCCATTACTGAATTAGATATACAATCTACTGAAGCAATTAAATCATTAGAACAAAAAACCTATGATTTAATGGTGAATGAAATCACATCTTATGGCGAACAAGAAATTAATCAATGTAAGTATTTGAGCGCGCAGGCGCAACAAGAATACGAACAAATGATGAATGAATTAAAAGATAACTATTTATCTTATATGCAAGAGCATGAAGAAGAATATCAAAAACTATATAATCAATTACAAGAGGCAGCTTTAAAAGCTACTGCGATTATTGAAGCAAATAAACGCAGCACTTTAGATAAAGAAGCTAAAGACTTTTATAGATTACAATTAAGTAATATTGATATTGAAGAAATTAAAAAAATTCGTTCTATTGAGCCATATTTGCGAAAGAAAGAACCATTAAATAAAGTAATATGGAAAGTATATTATGAAAAACCATTTACAGATATGATTGGCAGAGTGGTAGGGCCGGCTGTAAAAAGCGGCATCTATAAAATCACTAACATGGAAAATGGTATGGTATATGTTGGTTAGTCTAATAATATAACAGAAAGATGGCGCCAACATATTAAAAGAGGTGTAGGTGCAGATCCTCCTACTCAAAATAAATTATATCCTGCAATGTTAGAATATGGAGCAGAAAATTTTACTTTTGAAATTATAGAAGAATGTCCTATTGATAAATTGACAGAACGAGAAAAATATTATACTGATATTTTTCAAGCAAATTCTTATGGTTATGTAGTAAGAAAGGGATAATAATGTATAGATTTATCGATCAACGTAGTACTGGCAAAACAAGTAGATTAATGTTAATTGCGAAAGAAAATAATGCTTTATTTGTATGCGCGCACCCGGAAGCTATGTAGGTAAAAGCCCACGCATATGGTATCGAAGGCATTCAATTTAAATCATATGTAGATTTTATCCGTGATTTTGATCCAGATACAACACAATATGTAGTAGATGAGTTGGAACAATTTGTTACCTTCATCTTTGCTTCTGGACCTAAACTTATTGGATATACACTAAGTGAGGAATAATATTGACTTTTTTAAATTTTTATTATATAATATATATAGAGAATTTAAGAAAGTGAGATAATTATGAAACAAGAATTTTTAAATTTTATTAATTCACTTATGAATGCTAATCCAGATTTGACAGAAAAACTTATGACAGAAAATGTAAAAGCTTATCTTGATATTCTCGCAGAAGCCAAAGATGAAAAACCAATTTTGACAGAAAATGGCGCTGTTATTTTGAAGTATCTTCAGGAACACGCCGATGTTAAGTGTTGGAAATCTAAGGATCTTGCGGAACAGATTGGTCTTTCATCTCGTGGCACTTCTGGTGCGATGCGTAAGTTAGTAAATGATGGATTCTGTGAAAAGCTTGGTAATTCACCTGTGATTTATAGTTTAACAGAAAAAGGTAAAAATTTTGAAATTATTGAAGGAGAAAAATAATAATGCGTAAAGTAATTAATTAGACACATATTGAAGGTGTTCTTTATCAGCATGCTCTCCAACTCAAGGTAAGTGGAGAGAAGTCAAAGAATCCTGGCACACAGTTTATTAATGGAACAATTGATATTGCGACAGATGACGCAATGACTAATATTGTTTCTATTCATTTCACATATGTGACTCCTACTTATCAAAGAAGTGGTAGTCCTAATGCAACATTCACAGCATTACAGAATATTATCAATGGTGTGACGTGCAATGTAATCGACCATGGAGTTGATAGAGCGGCAAAGATTCGTATTGACTCCCAGATTGGTCTTAATGAGTTTTGGAGCACTCGTAATAATCCCGATGGAGAACTGGTAAGCCAGATTCGTAATGAAGGTGGATTCGTTCATACCGTCCAGACACTGGCAGCATCAGAAGGACTTCGTGATGCATTTAAGGCAGATATGATTATTACCAAGACAACTCGTTATGAAGCAGATGAAGATCGTGGTCGTCCCGAGCGTATGAGTATTAGTGGTTATGTATTTGATTTCCGCAATGCTCTTCTTCCGGTAACTTTCTGGATGTATAATGCTGGTGGTATGAATCATTTTGAAGCTTTTGAAGCAAGCGAAAAAAGTCCTGTGTTCCTTTGCGTAAATGGACATCAGGTATGCAAGACTGTTACCACACTCCAGAAGACTGAAGGTAATGGTTGGGGTGAGAGTTTCGCGCAGGAAGTTACTTCAACACAGCGTGAATTTGTTATCACTGGTTCTGCTGACCCATATGAGTGGGATACTGATGAAAGTATTACCGCACAGGAATATAAGGAAGCTCTTCAGGCTCGTGAAATTGTTAAAGCTGATATTAAGCAGCGTCAGGAAGAATATAATGCTAGCCGCGCCCAGACGCAGGCTCCCGCTGCTGCCGTAGGTGGCGCAGGTGGATTTAACTTCTAATTAATAGGAGGTAAATCTTATGGCTATTAATCTTCTTAATATTCAACCTCATAAGGTTAGCCGCGACCTTTCTGGTTATATTACTTTTGTTTATGGCCCTCCAAAAACTGGCAAGACAACTCTTGCCAGTCAAATGCCTGGAGCACTCCTTCTCGCTTTTGAAAAAGGATATAATGCAATTCCAGGTATTATGGCACAAGATGTTACAACTTGGGGCGAAATGAAGCAAGTCTTTCGTGAATTAAAGAAAGATGAAGTAAAAGCGGTTTTTAAAACTATTGTTGTTGATACTGTTGATATTGCAGCAGACCTTTGCCAAAAGTATATTTGCTCTCAACTTGGTATTGATAATATGGGCGATGGCGGTTGGGGAACCAATAGCTGGCCCAAATATAAGAAAGAATTTGAAGAAGTATTTCGTGGTCTTACAATGATGGGTTATGCAGTTGTATTTATTTCCCATGCGACCCGCAATCCTATCAAAGATGCTTCTGGTAAAGAAATAGGCGAAGAAATTAAGCCTTCAATTCAATCTTCCGCTCTTAAGATTATTGAGAATATGGCAGATATTTATGGTTATGCTTATGGTGTAGCTAATGAAGATGGAACAACCTCTATGAAGTTGATGCTTCGTTCTCCTGCTAATTCTGGTATTTCTTGCGGCAGCCGCTTTAAGAATATGGCTCCAGTTATTGATTTTACATATGATGCTCTCGCAAAAGCTCTTACGGATGCTATTGATAGCGAAGCAAAAGAGCATGGTAATAAGTTTGTTACTGATGAACGTGAAGCAGTTAATGTAATTCAAGAGTATGATTTTGATGCTCTTATGAAACAGTTTGAGGAACAGGTTGGATCTCTTATGGGTAAAGACCAAGATTATTATGCACCTCGTATTACTCAAATTGTAGAAAAATATCTTGGTAAAGGCAAAAAGATTTCTAATGTTACAAGAGATCAGGCTGAGCTTGTATATCTTGTAGTAAGCGAAATTGATGATGAACTTATAAAGAAG